AGAATGTGAAGCGATTCAAAGAAGCCCCACGGTTGAAGAAGGAACACAACGACCGAGTAGACGCGCTGAACAACAACCTCATACGGGCTGTGTCGTCTGCCACTGTGAAAGCCAGAAGTGACTATGGCCTGGTTCCAGAGTCTGTACAGAGCCTGACAAAGCGACTAAAGCGGGAACAGAAACGGTTTGAGAACGAAGCTACCCAAGTGAAAGAAGCCCAGAAAAACGAGGTTGATTTTGATTCGTGGTTTGCGGGTAACCAACCGTCCAGTGGGCGTATGCCAACGGGTGACGGGGTACTTTTGCCTGGTAACCAGACAGGGGGTAGTGCCCCTGTTGCGCCGACACCTAAACAGGCACCGGCACCTGCGAGTCGCCAAACCAACAGGCCCAACTTACCGACTCCAACACGCAGTACATTGAAACCTTTAGGCGATAACTCAGCGATGACGGCGATAGACAACGCTTCTCAAATGATGAACAACCCTGGTGAGATAGCAAACCGTGTTCCCGCTGATATGCCTAAGCCTGATCAATCGGCAGGTTCAGTGGTCCGTGGTGGAGTGAACTCGGTAGTAGGTAATGTGTTAAAACCTACATTAGACATAGCTACTACAGCAATGAACCCACTAGATTCAAGGAACCTTGTAAATAGAGGATACAAAGCAGGTGAAAAAGTATTTTCAGATATTTTGTATAATGTCCTTGGTGGTGATTTTATAAATTATACGAGTTTAACCTCAGATGAAGTAACTCAGATAGGTGACAAAGTTGAGCAGTGGGATAAAGCAGCAGGAAAAATGCCAGAAGCTACAGTAAAACTTGTTCAGCAGTTACTAGACACTGGTTATGAAGGGGCTCAAGTGCTTGATGATTACTTGAGCCAGGACATCAGTGAATTACCTGGTTTTAAAATATATGGCTGGTTAGGGGGCCAAATAAAAGACTTCCTTAGTAATAAAGGTAACTAAGCAACAAACCATAGGCTGTTAACTGATATAGTTTCGCTATTCTGTTAACAGCCTATGGTGTTTATATATGAACGACTTTGATTTAGACGGTTACTTTGCTTCTAAAGACGCAGGCATATCTTCCGCAGAAAACCCCATCAGTAAACAATACAAGCTTGATGTTGCAACCCGTAAGAAAGAAGAGCTTTTGGATGCTAAACGTCAGAAGCATGTAGAACGTCTTGAAGGTCTGCAAGCAGACAATGAACAATACGACCAATCGTGGGTAGGTCAACAAGGGTTTGAGAAAGACTCTGTAGCCGGCAAACTGGGTAACATCGGTGCTTCCGTGTACTCGGGTGGTTCACGTCTGGCAGGCGACTTGTCAACATTGCCTGCGGATACCTGGGCTGCAAGCCAAGAAGCCCTCATACCCACTGAAGTAAAAGATGCGTATTCCCGTGTACAAAACGGCGAAGGCAGTGAAGAAGACCAGGCTCTTATAAACCAGACGGGCTTTAAAACAGAATCTGCAAATGACGAAGAACGAACCAATCAATTAGCACCGTTGAAACCGTTAGAAGGTGCAGCCCCGAAAACACCCGACGAACCTGAGCTTACTTACGCCGACCGTTTGAAGCGTACAGAAGACAGCCGAACCTGGGCAACAGATACACAGAAAGGCTTTGATAAGTCTTCTACCGTTTACCAAGGTAACCGTAAACAGTTGAGTGCGGATCTTGCCGCTGGATCTTCTGAAGGTCTTGCGAACCTAAAAAGCGCCATGTCCGATCTGGACGACGGTAATTTGGTGGGCCTGGTTGCAGACGGTTTAACAGGACTGGCTCAGCTTGTGGCTAACGCAGGTCCGGCGATCCTGAAGAACCCTACAGCGGTGGCTGAGTACGCCAGTGAAATGGCGCCACAGTTAGCCTTGGGTGCAATAAGCCCCAATATCTTGACCGCACAAATGTTGGGTTACGGCATCGGTATGCACCGCCAGGGTGTCATAAAGTACCGTGAAGACAACAACGGACAATTCCCGTCTGACGAGCAGAACATGTACATGGCTCAAAATGCCCTTGCAATCGCATTGGCAGACAAGTTGGCCAACAAAGCCGTACTGCGTCAAATGGGTATCTCTAAAGTACCCACGGCAGCCAACCAACCGAAAGGTGTGAAAGCGGTTGTGGGCGGTACGGCATCGGCCGTAGCAACTGAAACAGGTACAGAGGCGTACCAGACATACGGTGAGGGTGAAGCCAGTTACGATCCGGCCACCGGTCAGGAGATTTACGAAGGCGGTGTTATCGGTGGTGTTTCTGCTGGTGCATTAACGGCACCTCCCCGAGCCATAAAAGAAACGGTTGATGCGTTCAAACGTGCTTCAGGTGAGAGTGACGCGGCAGATACCCAAAGAACTGAAGACGTTGCTGCGGTTAACGCGGCGGTCGAGTCCGGTGACATATCGAAGTACACCGATCCAAATGACATGAACAATTACAACCTGGACACCGCTGTTGCTGTTGCCGAGCAGCGTTACGCCAAAGACAGCACGGACGTTAAAACCAAAGAACAAATTGATTCCCTGGTTCAACAAACCGACAAGGATCTGTTTGCCGCTAGAAACGCAGCATCCGATACACAACTGGATGGGTTTAAGCAGACACTGGCTGACGCTAAAAAGACGGTTGAAACAGAAACCGACCCTGATAAAAAGGCCAATGCTGAAAAAGTGATCGCCACTTTTCCTCCCATGATTGCCAACATGGAACAGCAGCGTGACCCGAAAAACGCCAAGAAGCTGCAAGCCGATGTTGTCCGGTTAGAAGCCATTGCGACCCGTGCCCAGACGTTGCAAGAATCCTACGTCAGTGAAGACGTGGCCAGTGGTGAAACCAGCGTCACCGATTTGAAAGTAGAAGCCGGCATTCAGGAAGCCACACCAGAAACGTCACTGACCGATGCAGATGTTGCCCCTACGGTTGCACCGGAGACTCGGGCAAAGGCAGCACAGACACTCACAACCCAGTCCATGAAAAGCCCTGATGTGTTGAACATGGTGGAAGCCAATCGGCTCGTTGAGGATACAAGTAATGGCTTGAGTGAAGGTCAACGCGATTATCTGCGAGGGTTTGCAAAGTCCCAGGAACTGCAAGAAGGCGTGCGTAAAGGCTGGAAGAACACCCAGAGTGACATCATGAAAGGTCGTGATGGTTTCAGGGGTATCCCGCAATACCGTGCTTTGATCAATACCGCACTGGGAGCCAAGGACACCGAAGGTGTCAATGGCTACCTGGACAACTTACGTTCGTTTGCTCGTGATCACCAAGCCAAGGCCCGCCAAGTTAAAAAAGCGTATGACGGTTTCACGCTAGACGGTAAAACGCGTCAGGTTGTGCGCGGTAAAGAGCCTGGTAGCTGGTCGATCAACTCCGGCAAGGAACTGAAACAGTCTGATTTGACGGCCAACGGTGGTGTATTTGTAAACGCGAAGTCTTCCACACTGGCTCGCAACATTGGATTGGAGTCCAAGGCGTTGAACGCTGCGGGTATTGAAATGACGGCGATGGTCAATGCCAAGGCACCGACTGCAACCCCGCAATCAAAGCAGGCCAAACCCAATGTCAAGCAGGCCACGAAGCCAGCAGTTAAAACGAAGCAAACAACGCCAACGGCAGCGAAGAAACCAGCAGCACCAGCGCCCAAGCCTGCCAGTGGAAAACCAACCGCTGAAGTAACTGCCGAACCTACAGTACAGGCACCAGTAGAAACCGACTTCACAGATGATGGTTCGGGTAAGCTTGCTCAGTTTATGCCGAAGAAAGGCAAGGAAAATCTTGATCCAGTAATTGAAACTGTTAATTCTGAAACAGACTTACCAGTAATCACATTAAAAGAGGGAGAGTACGCTGGTTATTATGACATCAGTAATTCGGCTGGTGATGTAGTTGGGCTTGCTGAAATTACTAATTCCAATGGAAAAACTACGGTAAGGCCTGATATAGAGGCTGGTTCTGGTTATGGTCAAGCTACTTATCTTGCAGCACGCAACCTGTACCCAGATAGCACTGTTAACAGTTCCATAGATTTGTCAAACGAAGCAGAAAAAATGTGGGACCGTTTGTATTCGTCTGGTTACGCCACACGGGTAAAAGATGGGAACGTTAAAAATGGCGATCCTGAATACAGTTACACAATACCTGCATTAGTGAATGGCTCAAAAAGTTCACCAAATAAGACTAAGACAAAACTGGTACCGGTCACCAACGACAACTACCGTGAAGTGGATTTGCTGGAACGCTTGTATGTACAGGACGAAGGTAAAGACACAGTAGACGGTGGCATGAAGCCCCTGGTAACCAACAAGAACTTCCTGTCAGAACTGGCAAAGACGCCCGATGTGGGGCACACGTTCACCAGTGACCAGACGCATTTGCCGGAAGAAATCCAGATCAGCCAAGACGGTGTACTGGCCAAGTTTGCGAATACAGCCAAAGGCTGGATGCCGCAACTGAAAGAGCTGACGCAGCAGAAGAAGGACCACAAAGCCGAAAACGACCATTACACGATCTACAACACATTTGTGGACACGCAGACTGGCGCCATTGAAAACGAGAACGTACTCACGGCCATTGCGTTTGCGGCCTGGTCTTACCTGGGTGACACAGCAACTGATCCGATCACTGCCGAAGACAGCGCGATTAAGAAGACCATGGGTAAAGGCCCGTCTTACGTGCTTCAGCCTGAAGATAAGATGGCGTATCAGACAGCCGGCGAGAGAGCCACCATGTTGCAAGTCAGTGTGGGCCTGAAGGGTTCACAGGCATTGGGACTCAAAGCCCGTAACGATGCACCTGAAGGGACGCAGAGCCGGCTTGATGCAATGTTGGGCGCGTATGCTTTGGCACTGTTGAGTGATCTGGGCTACATCGAACGTCATCGTGTTGAACACGAAGGTGAAGGCGAAAGAGGCGCTGCGTTTATTCGTCTGGTTCGCAACCGCAACACCAAAGAAATGCTGCCGTTGAACGATGTGGTTGAAATTGGCAAAGCCTCACGCGGAAACCAGAGTTACCTGGATACGCTGTTTGGCTCAGAGCCCACCATAGTAGAACCGTTCTTTACCAAGCAGGAGTTCACGCAGAAAACCGCGAAAGGGCACAAGAACCGCATTCCTGAAAACCACCGTGAAACCCAACAAGAACAGTTGGACAAAACGTGGGAGCCGCGCACGGGTATTAACGACCTGTGGACGCATTTGGACGAGGATCAAAAAGCCGAGGTGGTGGGTGTTGTAGATACCTCCAAGGTACACAAGTCACAACGTGACAGCATTGCAGCCACCAACGAAGGCAAGCTGCGAGAGATACGCCTGTACGAAGAGTTCATCAACGATCACATGGGCTCAGACATGAGCCGCAAGTTTCACTTGTTGCCGGATGTGTGGGTACAGCACCGTGTGGGTATCAAGTCTACGGTCAACCCGCAGAACAGTAAGTTTGTGCGTGAAATGATCGGCATGAGTGGTTGGAAGGGTGACATCAGCACGTCCAGAAGCAGCAAGTACAATCGCTTGTTTCGTCAGAACGTGGCCATGGGATTTGGTATCAAAGCCGATAAGAAGTACCTGAAAAACACACTGAATGAGTTGGACACGGTTCTAAAAGAACCTGTTGTACGTGCAGCATTAGATGCCATCATAGTACAGATAACCACCGGTGAAATGCCGGTAGGCGGCGGTGATCTAGTCATTTCGGCTGTTAAGCGCGGCGGTGAGAACACTCACACACTGAGTGTTTTGCACGCTTACGCTATGTATGAAAACGCCAGTGACAACAAGGAAAAAACGTTCAACCCAGACATGATGATGATGGAAGTGGACGGTGTAACCAACGGTCCGATGCTGACCATGCTGTTACTAGGTGCGGCAAACTCAACACCTGGGCTGTTCAAGTTTTTGAATAAAGGCGGGTTCTATGAGAAAGGTTCACCTTATAAAAATTACGTGGACCATAAAGAAGCCAAAGAACCGGATCTTTATGAGACCACGGTGACTGAGGTGATCAAGGGATTGTTGAAGAGTGTCAAAGGCAACAAGCAAAAAACGCGAGTCTTGAGTGCAGTGAGCCACTTTAAAGGTGGACAAATGTTTACCCAGGATAGTGAAACGGGTGACATTAAAGTGGGTGGTGTGGGCCGTAACTTTATCAAAACACCGTTGACCGGCATGATGTTTGGTCAGACTGTTAAAGGTGGCGTGAAGTCTATGGCCGATGAGTTGGTAGATGACATGTACTCACTGGTGAGCAATTTCAACCTACAAGATCCGATCCAGTATGAAATGGATGAGTTTGCCAGTGATTGGGTTACCAACGTAAACAACATGATTACAGGCTTGTACCCAAATAACAAAAATGGCACCAATTCCAGGGACAAGCTGAAACTGAATAAAAACATGAAGTACAGCGAGATCATGGACTTTGAATTTTCACCTGAACAGTTGAACGCGATGAAACAAGCGTTCACGGGCATCAAACATCACGAAGACGGTACAGTAGGTCAAGCCGTTGAGAACGCCATGGAAAGTATGTACTCCGTGTTCCTGGAACGCCGTGCGGTGTTGAACCAAGCAGCCCAAGCTTCTGCGTTATTGTACAAAGAAATCTACGATTACAAAATTGAAAAAGAACGTGAACGTCAGATTGAATCTGGCGAGTTGGCTTACAACGTCAGCCGCAAAGGCGAAAACTTTGCGTTGGTAGACCTGAAGCCGGCCAGTAAAAAAGTCATTGCAGACAGCTTGAGTAAACTGTCACCGACCATGCACACCGGCATGTCACGTCTGGACAACGATCTGGACGCAGGACTGTTTCTACCCACCGAGAGTAAACGTCTGGATGCAGAAAACAGCATGTACCGTCAGGACGTTCGCTTTGGTAAAAAGGTTCCTCACAACGAAGGTGAGTTCCCGACCAATGCAAAACCCGATTACCAGACCAGTAAGGCGCCAGGCTATCAGGATCTGTTGAGTGATCCCGGTGTACGGTCACTGATTCTTGCGGTACACAGTGTAGACGCGGCTATTTCTGCGTTGGCGTACAAGCAACTGGACGCGTTAAACATCCACGATGCAAACGGTTTGAGTGTGGCCGACATTGTGCAGGGTGCCCGTAACTTGAACGAAGCCACTTACCAGGTAATGCTGAAGTTCTCACTACCGTTGGAAATGAAAGCCACACTGGATCGCACCGTGGACGGTATCCACGAACTGATGGAAGATGTACAAGACTCTCCTGAGTTGCAGCAACGCCTACGTAACGTCATTGACGGTGTGTACGAAGACGCTTTTACAGCAGATGGTGATGCGTATAAAAAGCAAGTGTTTGGTATGCGTTTGAATCCAAACCAGAAAGAACACTTGGACATTTTGAAAGCCGGTGGCAGCAATCTGAACACACTGAGCTACTTGCTACAGCAAGTGAACGAAGTGGCGTACACGGCAGAGATCACCAAGCTGAGTTCCATGATTGAAACTGAATATGTGGATCAGTACGCACAGGCGCCGGTTGAGAAAGGTGATCAGGGTGGCGCGTACATGGTCACGGACAAGATGCGTAAAGCCACTGCGGATCGTCGTGCAGAAGTCTACGCCGAGCAACACGGTGGACTGTCCACTGATGGTGAAAGACGCAGTAACACCACGGTCGTCAAGAACCTGTGGAAAGCCCAGCAGATCGAATGGACGATCAAAGGGTCACGCGGCTTGATGCCTATCGAGGACGCGCCGGTTGTTGTACCTAAGCCTGTAGCACCCACCACAGACCGGAGCAACGCAGAGCTGGCCGCAGGCCTACGCGATGCGGTTGCGCGAACAGAAGCAAACCTTACTCGTCAATTTAAGCAGAATGGTTCTGTCAGTGACATCGACAAGGGCACGTTCCGTAAATTGAAGTTACTGGCTGAAGCCATCACACGCAAAGGCTCACTGGACGCTGCACTGGAGACCGTGTACCCAGGGGAAAGCAACGTTAAGACGCGGGCCAATACAGGCAACTGGATCAAAACCCTTACCCGTGATAACCCGCAGGTGTTGCCGCCGAGTGTGACGGACATGAGTTATCAGGTATTGAATGTGATGGATCTCATTGCGGCCGACATGGACATGGACGCGGATCTTCAGAGTCGTCTGGTTCCGGTGCAGGCGTACATGAAAGAACACCACGTTCTGTTGGGCGAGGCATTGAGAAACACCGTCAGTCCGGCACAAGCGGCGACCGTCGTTGATTCCCTGGATACCTATTACAACGGTTCACGGTTGACGCCTTGGGGTGTGTTGGGCGAAGCCATTAACTCGCCAGACACAGAGCTTGAGAGCTTCCTGAGCAGCACGCCGAATCTGAAGGCGAGCCAATTGATTGACCATTTGGAAGAGGGTCTGAAAACCAGTAAGACCAACAACGATCGGTTCTACCGCATGATGTTGAAACTGGTCAGGAAGTCTGTACCAGGCGATCTCCCTATCCGGTACATCACGCGTGACACGGCGCCAACCGGTTTGCCAGAAGGCTCTGTGACACGTTCACGGGCCTGGTATGAACCCGATGCCGGCAACGAACACATTGGTATTAAGAGTTCGGACTTCATTCATTCCATGGTTCAGCCAGAAGTGGTGATTCACGAGCTGGTTCACCGTGCGTTGGCCGGCTTGATTGACCAGGGCCAGAACAACCCCAAGAGTGACGCGGCGAAGACTGTGGCGGAGCTTGAAGCGTTGATGGCGTCTGTTGAAACCTACTTGAACCAGGAAGGTAATGAGAGCCTGAAGTCTCAGTCTGTCGATGCCATGGAGAACCTGCACGAGTTTGTGGCCTGGGGCATGACTAACTTTGAGTTCCAGAAGAACGTGTTGAACGTTGTGGAAGTTCAGGACACGACTTCGGCGGAAGCGGTACAGAGTGGCTGGAAAGCCTTTGCCAAGAAGGTCGTGAAGCTGTTGATCGGTACGTTGCCGGTATCACAGAAGACGGCTGACGGTATGACAACCGCCTTTGAAGCACTGGTGACCAATGCCACCGGCCTGTTCCACATGGCCAGTCAAAGCAGCACCAAGACCTTGAAAGGTTCTACGTTGCACAACCGGTCGGCCGATCCTTTCAACACTGTGAAGGATTACACCACCAAGCAAGTGTTTGAAGAAGTGGGTAAGCGTCAGGCTACAACCCACGACGCTGAGTACACAGATCACTTGAAGACGGTACTGGGTACGATCGTCGATAAGATCCACGGACCGTATGGCACGTTTAAAAATCAGGTAGCGGATCGAGCCAACTACAGCAGTGAAGACCGATTCATTGAAGCGTTGATGGGCAACATGCCGTTTGTGTCAAAAGTCATTGGCCAGCCTATCGGTATCTCAGACCAGGAAGCGTTTGTGATCGAGCAGGTTGAAGCCTCCATGATCGCGTCACTGGACAGTTCCTCAATCGCGTACCGAGAGCTGGGCAAGCTGTTCAGAGAAACCAAGGCCAACTTGAAGCCACAAGACTTTTACTCCGGTGATTGGGCCCAGGCCACTTACGAGGAAAAACAACAAGCTAAAAATGTGTACAGCCTGATCTTTAAGCCTCAAGCAACCGCAGACGGTAAATCCAATTACCTGACGCAATTTGCCGCTATGGGTCTGGCGTACAAGCCTTTGCGAGATTTGATGCAGGTGCCAACCGCACGCACAGACACTGGCTTGCGAGGCAAAAAACTGGGTGACATGCTGTTGACGTTGTTCCGCCAACTGATGGACACGGTAAGCGGGAAGTTGACGCAGACGTTTGGTGGTCAAAACGCTGACGCCAAGCTGGATGCCTTGATGAACCAGTTGGTTAATATAGAAGCAAAGCGCCGTACTCAACTGGCTCGGAACAAGTCCACAGTCACAACTGCTTTGTCAGGCGCTATTGAGTCTGCTAACGAGGGTATGCGGGACAGAATGGACAACATCGGTAAGAGTAAATTCTTTACCGAAGCAAAAACCAGCCTGGTTAGAGCTGCGGGTGTCACGATGCGAGTAGTAGCAAAAGACCGTGCAGACGCCGTGTTCTCTGTTTTGCAGGATGTGCGTAACAAAATGTTTCGTAATCGTCAGGGCATTCTATCGGCGGTGGTCAATGAGATCCGTGGTGCCAATGACACCAACGCCGTAGCCTATGGCTTGCTGCGTGGCGCCAACAAGCATGAGCAAGAACGCAAGGCAGTAGATGAACACGTACAGGACAGCATCCTCACCAGTTTTGAAAACGAAGGTAAGTACTTGACCGACGCTGACAAGGCTGCGATTACGCGTTTGAACCTGCGTACCGATATGGTTGAGTTGCGTAGAGAGTACTCCATGGACGAGTTGATCCAATTGGTTCGCAATCCGAAGACATTGGCCACGGCGATCCAGAAATACGAAGCCCTGGTTTATGGTAGCGGTAAGCAGAGCCATTACTGGATACGCGGTGCAAAAGACATGGGTTACTACATGGCGACGAACATCAATCGCAATGAAAACCTGATGATGAACGCCCGTAACCTGGCTGAGATGTACGGCACTTCAAAAGCCAACACGTTAAGCAAAACGAAAGTGGATGAAGTTACAGAACACCTTGATCAACTTATCAGCCTGTACGCGATTCAGCACACGCCCACAGCCGATAAGAAAACGGGTGCAGCGGTGATGACACGGGAAAACCAACGAGGGGATCAAAGTGGCGTTGAGATGGTTATGCGCCTTCACAAAAAATTAAAGGACGATGCCAAGAAAGCGTTGTTCTCAGATGAAAGCGTTCACTTTGTGAAAGGCTACACCTGGGAGATCACTAATCCTTACCGTGAAGTAGTGATGGCCGATGGGGTAGACGCTGAAAACCTAATTGCCATGGGTGCCACCAAAGGTCCATTGCTTGAACGCGATCCAATAGACCCTGATCAAGTTAAAAAGACTTTGTTTGTGATTGAGGACGGCGGCAAGAAAAGTTGGGTAACCGGTGTGTTTTCAAACACCGGTAAAGGCACCAGCGGTTCGCTGTTGCACGGTGGCTTGAGTCGGGCGGATAACGCCGGCTTTACAAGCACTGCGAACACGGCAACCAACGCCACTGTTGCAGGTAAGTTGTCCAAAGGCATCGAAAATATGTTCCTGCCTGACAGTGGGTACAACCCATCAACACAGACCAATAAGCGCATGGTTCCGTTGTTAAACGAGCGTGGCAGCGTGGTCAATTACCGGTACATGATGGAAGCGTCAGTACGGGATGCTGAGAACATCCTGGGCCGCAATAACAAAATGGACGAAGTGTTGGGCGCTATGTCTGCCAACCTGGTAGACAAAATGAACACCGAACGTTCCAACAGTGAAGCTATTAAAGCGTTGCACGATCAGTACAAAGCAGACGGCCACAGCAACCCAGAACGGTATTTGAAAGTCAGTGCAGACAGCAACGATCCAACGATACGAGAAGCGTACCGTTTGCTGCCAGACGACACGCGTAAGGAGATTGTCAGTGAGTGGGGAAGTTCATCATTGATGGTTCCGGTGGATCAATACAACATGTTCTTTGGGTACCGCAAGAAGAGTTTGACGGACGGATTCAGTAAAGATCCCGATGAACGGAAAATGCGTGAAGAGTTGTTCATTACCGTCATGGAAGCCTTCATGGGTAAGAAAGCCGCGTTGCGTATCCGCCGTGCTGAGAACGTGTGGATGGAAATCGTGACGATGATCAAAGACTTTGTGGTAATCAAAAACCTGTTCACCCTGGTAACTAACATTGGCAGTAACGTGTCGGAACTGTTGCTGGCAGGGGTGCCACTGGGGTCTATTGTGAAGACGCACCGTGTGGCAATTGAAGGGGTACTTGCTTACCAAAAAGACCTTAAAGAGTTGCAACATCTGGAACTGATGAAAGAGTTGAAGCGTACCGATGGTTTAGGGGACGTGGATTCGCGGATCACAGAACTGAAAGACGGTATTCAGCGCAACCCTGTCAACGAGTTGATCGAAGCTGGACTGTTCCAGACCATTGTTGAGGACGTGGATGCCGAGGAAAATGGGTACAATTACAAATCCAAGCTGACACGCTTCACGGATTCTAAAACCCAGTGGATGCCTAAAGTGGCAAAAGATGTGGCGAAGTTTGCGGTTGTAGCACACGACACCAAACTGTACAAAATGCTGTATCAAACCACGCACATGAGTGACTTTGTAGCGCGGTATACATTGTATGAGCATGTGACCAAGCGTGAGAAAAATCAACTTAGTAAGGAGGAAGCAATCCAGTACGTGGAGGATGCGTTTGTAAATTATGACGTACCGACACACCGGTTTATTCAATACTTGAATGACACAGGTTTGGTGATGTTTACTAAGTACTACATAAGGATTCAGAAGTTTTTGTTCAGGCTTTACCGTGAAAACCCTGCAAGGGCGTTAGCACTGGTTCTGTTCAGTGACATGTTCAAATCTGTCCCAACAATTGTTGAGTCGGGTTTCTGGAACCGGTCAAGCAATCCGTTCAGTGCCGGTGCGATCGGGTTACCAGGTGCCGCAGCAGAGGCTGTACCACTTCAGGCAATGAACTTTATGAAGTAAAACAAGAAAGCCCCTAGAGATAGGGGCTTTCTTTTCACTGCGGCTTTCCACGATCGCGCATTTCTTTAATGGCAATCAACACAAACACGAACACAACGGCAATGCCCCCTACCAGGTAGAGGACCGTTCCGATGACACCACCGAATAGCATGATACCAATTATGACGCCAGTGAGGAAAAGGGCAGCTATAACTTCAAGGAATGCCATAGCGTTTACCTATTAACCAAACAGTGACTTGCTTTGTGCCGGCTCGTCAACGGTGCTGTCGTTAACGGCATCCACTTCAAACGGAGGTGTTGTGTCTTCCATTTTTACATGGTCGATCGCAGGTTCGTCATCGACGACGGGTTGGGTAGGTTCAAACCCTTTTGCTTTTGAAGGCACTTTGGGTTCTGGCTTTGCCTTGGACACGGATTTAACGGGGTTAACCGGCACTTCTGCGGCTTCAGGTACGATGGCTTCTTCGTTCACAGCAGCGATGCCCAAAATGATTTCCGCATCGACACTGGTGCCGCCTTTACGGCTGATGGTGAATTTCACTTCTTGTACAGGGCTGTCGATACCGTTCTTGGCAACGTAGTCCTTGATGGCCGTTTCGATGCTGGCTTGATCCATCGTGATATTGATTTTCATAGTGGTTCTCATAGTGGTTCCTTGTGAGTGGTTTATGCCGCTTTGGTTTGAGGTTGGTTGTACTTGTGGGCGCCGTAGAGGCCGATGAACAGGGCGTCAGCGATTGCTTGCCCTTTGCCCTTCTTATCCAGTTCACGCAGCGCAGGGAACAACTGAGTGGCCCTGGATCGGGCTGCGTCTTTGTCAGTTCCAGTGAGATTGAAATGCTTCTTCCAAGCCACGGGGGCCACGAGTGTAATGGGTATGTCCGATGCAGCGATCAGTCCATGGATCACCCCTGTGGAGTGACCGAATGAGAAGGCACGGGCCGCACCGTCTGTGGGCATACTGTGAACGTTCTCAACGTAGGCGTGGGAAAGCCCTGGCCAGGTCTTGAGCCAGGCATTGATAGCAGCGCCGTTGACACGGTTCTTTGTGCCAATCTTGATGCTGGGCATGTGCAAATGGTCAATGTACTTTCCAGCCTTGTTGATGATCACCAGAGCCCCTGTGAGCCCTGGGTCTACCGCAAGAATGCCTTCGCTCAATTGACCTTGCCTCCGCCTGTTGAGATGGGTTTGGACGTACCGGCAGGGATCTCTAGGTAGCCCTCATCGAACGATTGCTTGGGTGACCATGAGTGGTACTCATTGGCGGTGCCCTTGCCGTAGATGACGTGGTAACCAGGCTCCATGGGATCAATCTGGCCCATGTCCCGTACTTTACGGATAGAGATTTTGAACTCACCGTAAGGCATGGGTTCTGCATGAACCTGTTTGATGCACTGGTAGAACTTCAGAGTAGGGATCACTCGAAAGGTGCCTCCCCGTTGAGTTGCGCGTACAGGCGATAGCCTTCAAATTGCCACAGCTTTTGGTTTACCTGTGACTCAGTGTTGCGATGGGCAATGTCTTCACCAACAGCTTGGTCAAAGTTTTCAGGTGAGACACAGGCGCTGTGTCCGGTAGCCAGGTAAAACGACGTATCCAGAAACGCATGACAGAACGTGCTGGTGCCAACGTTATCAAACACATAACTCACACGACCGTGCAGAGCTTTGATGTGATCAGGCGTTACACGTGGCGCTGTCAAACCTTTTGCTTGGATCGACTCTTCTACATTAATCTCTGACATTGTTGATCCTTATTGTTGGTCAGGGCTCCTGAGAGCCCCGACACTGGGGTTGATTAACCGAACAGGGATTTGGTCGGCTTGGGAGTGCCACCGGCTTTAGCGGCACTTGGGGCGCCGGCTGTTCCGCCATTCGCGTCATTGGCTGCGGTGGCTTTGTTGCGTGTCTTACCGGTCCACTTCTTTTCCCAAGTGGTGTAGAACACAGGCGCGTCTGCTTGAGCCAGGATTTCAGCGGTGGTCATGTGGTCCTTCTCACGGAAGATTTTATCAATCTCGTTGGACTCGCGTGTTTCACCGGTGGCGTGGTATTTACCGTCATCGCCTTTGGCGTTCTTGTCTACGATCTGCTTTTGCAAACCGAGGATGGCGCGTTGACCCAGTAGGCCCATGACCACTTCGACTTCGGTACCGACTTCTTTCTTGGCTTCAAAGCTGTAGATATTGACGATCTTCAAGTCCGTATCCAGTTCAGCAAGGTTTTTGCCTACGGTCAGTAGTGACAGACTGTTGGCGTGATTGAAACCTGGCAGGTACTTCTTCTCGCCATTGGCGGTCTCGTAGAAGTTCTTGTTGCCTTTGGCATCGCCTGACGCAAGGCACAAGCCTTCTTTGTATTCCTGACCGGCATCGTTCTTGCAGATCACGTTCATGAATACGGCGCCACTGGCTTTCTTTTCCAGGTACGCCATGGTGATCTCAACAGGGTACAAAGCTGTTTCCCATACACCGCCGCCGCCAACGGAGTCGGTTTCAGTGGTGATGGTTTCGTCGATTTTTGCTGCATTTAAAAGTGACATAGGCAAATCCTTACGGGTTTTTGAGTGTGAGGGTTAACGACTGATGCAGGATGCTCAGGCGTAGTATTCGGACAGCCGGTTAAAGACCAACTGGATGTTGTTGTCGATGTACGTTTCTTTGTTATCGAACAAGCCCATGGGCCCACGTAAACGTTCGTTTACAGTTTCTTTGGTGAGCTTGGTTTGAAATACGTATTTGAAGCCGAGCATTTCCTCTTCGTCGGTGATGGTCAGCAGGTCAGATTCGTACTTGGTTAAGTCTTTCAATCTGACTTTTTTAGCCGACACACAGCAGGAGAAGAACGATTCGATACCGTTGTTCTTGAGGGAACCTTTGACGGGTACTTTGGTCTCCATGACCATTTCACCTTCGTTTAAGGTATCCAGTGTGTGTGCTGTAAACACTACGTTCTTGGTGGATGCTGCAACGTGTTGAGCCATCAACACTTTGAAGAACTGCGCGAAGTCGCCCCAAGCTTTCATCCCGTTTGCAGAGTTTAATACATATAGGGATTCGTACATGTCCATCATGTAGGTAAGGGAATCCACGATAATGGTATGGCACGTTGGATCGCCTTCTGCGGCTTGAAACCCTTCGTACACTTGCATGGGATCAGTGACAACAAATTCTTTGAACTTGCTGCGAAAAGGTAAACGTTTCGATATGTTCAAGGAGGCTCGTTAGACCTCCCCCGCAACATTACTTGCAGCTTATGCTTTCACATAAGACCAGACTATATCTTCACCCTTTTAAGGGTGTCCACTGCTTCGGATCACTTGATCCTACTCCCTTGCGGGATAGTCGTTGAAGCTTACACAATATGTTTATAAGTTTCACCTTTAACAATCTTACACATAGCAACAACACTGGTTCCAAACTGTTCAGCTAAGGCGGTAGCACTATAATCTTTGGTACGTGGTTTATGGACTTGACGTACATAACGTACCTGTTCTTCGGTCAACTTAGATTTGTCTTTCAAGTTGGCCAGAGCACTAGATTTTGTGACACTGCTTTTGTAGTTCAGTTTGTGCCCTTTAGGTTGTAAATGTAACCCGGTTTCCCGTGCATGTTGATTGTTTTCAGCGGTAGTACACCACTCTAAATTATCAACATGATTGTTATGTTTGTTACCATCTAAATGATTTACAAACGGTTTATCCAGTAAGTTAGGTATAAAGGCTTGTGCAACAAGCCTATGTATCATGTGCGTCTTGCGCCTAATAACAACAGAAAGATAGCCCCTGTTGTTATTGATGTAAGTCATCGCACGCTCAGGTTCAAGGATGTGTTTAAACACACCGGTGAACTCCATACCTTTACCAACTAAAGGGATTTTACGTTTTGTCTGGGTGAAAACTTTACCTTCTTTAGTAACACGGTATATACCTGTGTCTGTATTTTCAGTGTGGTCTACCATAGCAACTCCAATGTACTCAGTGTTTATATAGCATCCCATACTTGAATTGAGAAGTCTTACATATTGTGTCTTGCCTGCTGATTACCCAATCCTTCTGATTTTTAAACCGTCACGTTTACTGTTGCCAGTTGCGTTGTGGTTCAGAAGGCTCTAAGGGCTTTCCAGCAATTCAATGGATAACTAACATACGTTACCGTATGTCGGGGCTAATCAATAACCCGATTCGCAGTTCATGTACCAGACACCTTCGGGGTTTTTGATGTCTTTCAGTGATGCGGATTTACCGGCGGCAGATTTGCCCACCAGTAAAACCAGGTGGTCGTTACAGGTTTGTGTCATGGGTGTGTCCTATAGCTTGCGAGATTCACAAAAGGGCACGGAGTGCCCCTGTGAGACTGGAGAGTTTAAGCAGCGCGTTTGGCCAGAGCCTTGGAGACCGTTATCATAATGGTGCCCATCACTTCTGCTTCAGAAAGTTTGCTGGGAAGTTTGTCGTTGAGATCCAGAAGCCGTGTACGCACACCGTCAAAATCAAAGCCGGCATCCAACAGGATGTAAGCGTATTTGATTAATTGGTTACTGCGGTTACCGTCACCGGTGTTGTTGATGACCCAACGTTCCAGGTTGTCCAGAGACTGGTGCTTATCAACGAATTTCTTACGGTCTTCGTTTTTAGCGGTCTTGGGTATGAACGGCAGCACATCCAACAACATTCCATCGTTGTACTCATAATGGCCGGCGTTGGACATCCACTTGCGGGCACGTTGTCCAGTGGCGTCATCGACTTCAAATGGGAGCCATTTATAAATGTTCTCCATGAACTCTTTGAAGTCTTTGGCGTCCAGCTTCAACTCGTAGTTGATGGGCAACACAATGCGAAACCTGTGTTGATTGTCTGGATCGTGACGTTTGGTGGTGTACACCATGGACTTGAACTCTTTCAACAGCATCATGGCGGTTTCCATTCGCACACCGCCGTCTACGTCGATGACCACCATGTTGAACCCAGGTAGGCAATCGTCTTCCTGGCGATGACCTTCGCTGTAATCGCCACCTTTTAGGTGGTGATTGATCCAGTGAACGCCACTGGCTTGGGTCATCTTGTGCAGGTCGGTGAAGGCCGCTGTTTCGTTGCGATACCCCACAGCAATGTCTGTGCTGTAGGCCACACGCATGGCGCCAATGTCGGTCTTCTGTAGGGTTTCACCCCGTAGAAACTCGATACCGTCGTTGAAGGCTTTCTTGATGATGATGTTGTTCTGGTACCCGTAAGCCATGGCTTGAACCATGAGATCACGTTGCTGGCCACTGGCCTTGGGGTAGAACGGCAAGTCTTCCATCAGATCCGCTTGGGTCACTTCACGGCCTGCGTTCGCAATGTACTTGGCCAGTTTGGCGTAGTTACGATCACGGGTCAGGATGTTGTGAAACGATTCACCCGATTCTTCCACCAGTTTGATGGCGTTCTCAAAGTGAGCTTCGGTGACTTCACCTGAGTCATCCACAAACGCGTAGGTGCCGGCCAGTTTCATGGCCTTGAAAAACCGGTGAGAGGTTTCTGCCTTTTTCATTTCATCGTGTTCTGGGTACGTGTCTGCAATGGCTTCGCAGTTGAGCTTGTACTGTAGAAACAGCTTGGCTACCCGCTTACTCATCACCACCGTTTTGTTGACGTTGATGATGTCAGCGAGACCTTCAAAGTGATCCGCCACTTCATCCAGGTACTCGTTACTGGCCGTGTCTGTGAGCATGGCGTAGAGTTCGTGTACGTTCTGATCTTTATTGCGTTCGTGACCTTTCACGTAACCAAAGATGCACCGTCTGGCAAAGCCTGTGTCCAACAGCGAGTTAAACTCTTCTTCGGTCTTGCCGCCGTTGTACAACTTAGACGGTGTGCCAAACATCATGGCGTTGGCCGGTGTCTTGCCTGGGATTTGCTCCTGTAGAGGATTGTCCTTGGAGTTCTTGGTGAGCTTGGGGTTGATGTGGCCCACGTCGTACAGTTCCAGGTAAGCCGTTAGAGCTTCCATGGCACCGGTCAAGTTGGAACCAATCTCGTCAATGTGCAGGTTCATGGCGCCGGCTTTGGCCATCAGTAACTTTTGCCGTGCCGATTTGATGGCGGCTTCAGAGCCTTTGTCAAAACTGAACAGCATTGGGCCTATGTTCTTGAACTCGGCGATGGCCTTATCCAACTCTTCATCTGGATCGGTTTGGTTCCGATCGGCGCGACGTTTTGCCAGCTTGGGGATGTTTTCTTCCGCCAGGATAGGAAAGGTCTCGTCAGTGAAACGAGTACGGAACTGCCCGATGACTTGTTCTTCCATGATGGACGTGGACTTACCTTTACCGGCACCGCTGGTAGCCAGGTTAATGGCGTAACAGTTGACCGGTATTTTGCGATCACCTTCGTGCGTTTGTAGCTGGCACCGCATCATACTGGCCACCACTGAAAAGTAGTAAGCCACCAGGACACGGAAGAACAGTGGGTTCGTGTTCTGCGTTTTATCACACAGGATCGTGGACAGTTTATCGGCCATGGGGTGGTGAACCATTTCATCAAACGGTCGAACTTTAATAACGTCATCGGACATAGGGAGTGCCTTGATCAGAGTTTGAGTGAGCCGTCAGCAATAAGCGCATCCTTTTGTGTGCAAATTGCGAAGGCAGGGCAGTATTTGCAGGCTATAACTTCGCCTGGGATTTCTTTCACCAAGCCTTTGCCACCGTCTGTTGCCAGACGTAGGTACGCGGCTTGCTTGTCGGTTTTGAAGTCTTTGGTGGCTCGCTTGGCATCGTGCTTTGCGTAGTACTTCCATACGGTTTCCTTGCGCCACAGCTCGTGTTCGTTGCAGTAGGGCAAGTCAGCTTCGGGTGCGTCCTTGTACCGGTTAATCTGCGTGAGCTTGTGGGTCACGTAAGCCTCTGTCTCAGCCACGGACAACAAAGGTATTGTCTTGTTAGGCGTGGCATGAGGTGGGTACGTTGGATCGGACTTTGCACGGAATGCCTGGAAGTCGGTAAACAAGAACGTAACGTTCATCATGTCATCGGTGATGATGTCTTGATTGAGCCAACGATACATCGAACCTTGTAACTGGTAATCCTTCTGTTTGTTGGTTGATGACCACGCCATAGTGGATGTTGATTTGAAATCCTCTACGCGGCCTTCAGCAACAAAGTCAAACTTACCGGAGATGGTGTAACCCATAACAGTCTTATAACTTCGACGTTCCAGGTACACCGGTATGTGATCTTCACTGACTTCTTCTGGATCTGGGTTTACAACAATACGATCCACTACACGCTGGGGATAACCCAGTGCAAGTAAGGATGCGTTTTTGTGATTAACCCAGGCGTTTTCAATTCCATCGTGGATGGCCGTACCCATGCGGGACTTAACCAAACCACTGACATCAACCAATGCGTCCGTCTGTGGGACACGTCCACCCAATACAATTTGACGCACTGGTTTAATCAGTTTGGTCACTGATACCGTGGTGTCGTCATGATCGTATGTGTCGGTCGCTAAGAACACGGCCATAGACAAAGGGACTGCATGGTTATTGAGATACTTACGCATATCAATATCCTGTGAGAGTTTTCTGTGTGAGGGTTTATGCGGTTTTGCGGTGTTCCATGACCAGTTGGCGGCCAGAGTAGTACGTGAATTTCTCGGCGTTACGCAGATGTGTATCACCTGGTTTACCGTTGCCGATGCGTAACTGACCGTTACGCCAATGGGCTTTAAAGGCTTCGCCTTCTTGATAACTCATTTGAAAGAGTTCAATCAAGTCATCGCATTCTACGCTGCATGGTTCCAATCGTTTTGGGTCAACTATGTGTGCGACCCAGTAATCATTGTCAGCACCCGATGTTTGTTCATCAGGCTGCACTGTGTTTGCAGATTCTCTAGCTACTTTTTCTTTGCAGGCGTAGCAGAAGTCATCATTAAGATTTGTAGAAATTCTTACGTTACAGCCAAGTGTTTTGCAGTTAATCATAAGTAACCGAGGTTGGTTTAGGGCTTGTTAGTTTAATCAAATTGATTAAACAGGCGAGGCATTAAACCAGAGGGACTATATACGGGAGTACAAATTTAACAGCTCTTACATACTTCTGAGCCTGTCGTTTATTCAATTCCGTCATAGCCATGACTTCCCGTGTATTGATGGTTCTAATACATTGCAGGATGTTATAAATACGGTTTATGTTGAGAGGTTTTTCGCTATTATTATCAAACAGAGAAGCTGCTTCGATGTAACGGCGAACACAGGAGTCAGGATCGTTAGAACGCATGTACTGCATCTGTTGAATAATAGTGTTTGGAATGTTCGTTGAGCCCTTTTGTTTAGAAGTATCTGCATTACGCACATAACGCACACGATCTGAGCCAGATTTACTTAACCTGTTGGAAAGGTTAGGCATTTCATGGAGTGGCTTGATGTTTTTTAGGTGTTTCACAAAACGACTCTTAGTAGTAGTCGCTTAATCAACTGACCTGACGGCCAGCAGATCAAGCTCCTTGTTTCCCCTTTCGAGGTTGACTGTGAGATTCATAAAAGGGTTCGGAGAACCCCTGACCCCTGTTAGCACGACTGACCCATAGCCCGAGGCGCAGCCGTAGGGCTATGGAGGAAGGAGTGTATAGCAAGAATACAGTATACATAGCTGTGTGGAGTTACGTTATGTAACCCCTAGCAGAACCGGCTGGCGCCTAATCTGCTAGGGGTTACTCATCAAGGGTTAGGCAGCACAGGCCACACACTCATCGTTAATCACCACACCACTGCGTGAGTAGATGTAATAGAGGCTCAGAATGTTTGGATCGAGTAGGGCTTTGGAATGCAGACGTGCAATCCGTTTCTCATCTCCGTCTTCCGACACGAAGAAGTTCAGGCTCTGACCTTGGCATATCCACTTTTGGCGCATACTCGCGTAGCGTAAAATGGTTTCCTGATCCACTTCAAAGGATGTTCTGAACACCATCTTTTCGTCATCCGTAAGCCAGCTCAGATGCTGCACCGATC